GCCGCCTCTCCGGCGCGTTTTCGCGCCTGCTGCACTCTGGCCGGTTCCGCGTCCTGCTTTTTCGCCGTCCGAACCGTCCCCGGAGCCTCCGGCGAGGGCTGTCCTGCCAGCCGCTCGTACAGCTCCGGCTCATACCGTCCCGCCAGCGTCAGCGCCATCCGCTGCCACGCCGCCGCATCCGCACCCGAACGGAGCTTCTGCAAGATCTGCTGCTTGCCGTCAAAATCCATCATGTCGAGGCACGCCAGCGCCTGCTGCTCCATCTCCGGCTGGAAAAAGCCCAGCTGGAAAAACTGCAGCGCCAGCTCATTCTGCGCCAGCTTCGTATACGCCGTGTGCTTCTGTGCCGTGACCGTCACATCGAACACCGGCGTCCGCATGAGCGCCTCCGGCCCCATGCTCTGCGCCTTCAGCCGCGCATTGCAGTAGGACACAAATTCCTCCGCCCCGCTCAGACCCGCAATGCGGAACCTGCGCGGCAGATCATAAAACTGCCGGATGCGCTCGATCACCATGCGGATGAGCCGCGCATAGGCCCGGTACGCCGACTGCGTCGACGCGCGTGAGCTGCGCCCGGACGCCTCCTGCAAAGCCGCAATGGCCGAGGCCGCCGTCACGCCGGACGAAACCTGTCCGTTCGTCACGTCCGTGTTGCCCGTCGTCCATTTGAGCTCCTCGATCTTGTTGTTCAGCACCTGCACGCAGATGCCCGGCAGCATATTGACCTGCACCTGCTGCAGAGAATCCTGCCCCAGATTCCCGTCCACGTGCACAAACGGCTTTGTCCAGTCCGCATACTCCTGCTCGTTGACCGACCCGTCCGAGCGGCGGAACCACCTCGGTGTCGCCGCCATGATCGTGTTCTTCACGATGGCCTGATCCATCCGGTCGATCTGCTCCTGCGCGCCCTTGCCGATGTCAATATAGCCGTACCCGCAGATCGAGCCCTCGATGGGAAACAGCCGGTCAAAGATGAACGGATACTCCCCGTCGTCATACAGCCCCCGCTCACACGCGGGCGCACGCACCGGCGTCTGCACCAGAACCGTCTCGCCCGTCTCCGGGTCCCGCGCCTCCCGCGTGACCGACGGCATGAACGTGTCGTTCTCCGTCGCGTACAGGACCGTTTCGCCCACATACTTGCAGTAGTGCAGCACCGTCCTGCCGCCCACACGCTTCTTGTAATACCAGTCCACCACCAGCGTCTTCTCCGAAAGATCGACCGCATCGTCCGTCCGGTACCGCGAAAGCACCGCGCTGCTCCCGCCGAGCTTCCCCGCCAGCTGCGGATACGCCGCCAGCAGCGTCTCGTTGTCCTCCAGCTCCAGATAGAACACATTCTGCGACTTCTGGATATCCGTCACGCCCGGCTCCCAGAACAGGTTCAGCACATTCACAGGCCGGATGGAGATATCCCCCAGTCCGCCGAGCTTCTCCTGGTCCCAGTACACGCCCCACACGCCCGTGCCCTGCTTCATCTTCTGCCAGCAGGTGTCGGAATAGACCTCCTCAAAGTCGTTCTGCTCCAGAATGCACGGGATGATCGACGAGAGCATCTGCGCTTCCTGCCGGTCGTCCGGCTCGCGCGGTCGGATGACCGGCCCCGGATAGGCCGCGACCGCATCTGCGTGCTTGCCCATGATGACGTTGAACAGCCACCCGGACGCGGGCCGGTCGTCATTCGGATTGCCCTTATCCGAAAACTGCCGCCACTGCCGCAGCTTCCACCAGTCCTCGTCGGCGATGATGCGCCGTTCCAGATTCTGCTTGCCCTGCTTGTAGCGGCGCAGAATATCCGCCGCCCGCCGCAGCTCCCGCGCCCCAATGACGGGAACGCCTGTTGTCCGTACCTCCATTGCTTCCTCCTTATTTCAGTTGGTTCAGCGGGTCTGACCAGACCGCCGCCGTCTGCGCCTGCATCATCGGCTTCACCGGCCGCGACATACAGAAATACCGCCATTCGTCGCACACATGATCCTCCATCGCCGTGTCCAGATCCTCCGGCCGCGTCTGTGAATACAGCATCAGCGGCACCGTCCGGATAAATGCCCTGCAATTTTTGAACACATACATACGCGGGTACCCGTTCTCATCGAACTGCAGCCGGTAATGGCACTGCATCCAGCCCGCGATGCGCTCGTTGTCGCCCGGCGTAAAATACACGCCGTACCGCGCCGCCGTCTGCGCCACGCTTTCCCCGCGCGAGGCGTCCCAGATCGCCGGGTCCGCCACGCCCGTGATCTCCCGGCCCTTGAGCCACGGATGCTCCGTCTCAATCCGCCTGATCTCGGCAAACTGCCGGTCCGGCGTCCACTTGACGCCCTCGTTCGGCATCCGCGTGCATCCGTAAAGCTCCAGAATGCGGTAGATCACGCCGTCGTAATCGACCGCCCACCACGCACAGGAAAACGGCTTTCCATACCCGAAGTCATAGCTCCGGCAGACCGTCCACCCCTTGTCCGGCGCAAACGGCTCGATCACGTGCGTCCACTGCCGGTCCTCATAGTGTTCCGGCACGTCGCGGAAGTCCTCAAAAAACTGCCCCTCATACACGTCCCACGACCCATACAGCCACGCCTCGCGCAGCTTCGGCGGCAGCGTTTCCAGCTGCTTCAGATACTCCGGCTGCTGCCGCATCAGCGCCCGGTTGTCCGTCACCAGCGCCTGCACAAAGCTGTAATTCTCCGGCTCCTCTCCCGCCTCGAACCGGCGGTCGATGAACAGCCGTTTAAAATATCCGTGCCCCGGCCCGCCGGGGTTCAGCGTGTAGTACGTCCGCTTCGGCAGCCCGTTTGTCCCGCGCACGCAGGCATTGATCGCGTCGATCCACGCCTTTTGCAGCTGCCCGGCCTCGTCGAGAAACACCACGTCGTATTCCGCGCCCTGATACTGCCCCATATCGCCGTCGCACGCGCAGTATCCGAACGTGATCGTCGACCCGTTTGGAAATTCGAACCGCTTGTCCGCCGCCTTATATTTCGCGATCCCCGCCAGCTCCTGCCGCAGCGGGTCGATATGGTTGTTCTGCAGCTCCCGCAGCGTCCTGCGCACGATCAAAAGCTTGATCCCCGCATACCGCAGCGCCAGCAGCTTCGCCTTTGTGCGCACAGCCCAGCTCTTCCCGCCGCCTCTGGCCCCGCCATAGGCGATGTGCCGGTGCCGGTCCAGTAAAAACCGCCTCTGCTTCTCATTCGGCGCGCCGATCCGCAGCTCCGTCATTCCGAAAATTCCTCCGCTTCCCGCTCAAATACCACGCGCACGCCCGTCTCCTGCCCGCCGTGCTCCTCCTGCAGCTCCTGCCGGATCTCGACCGCCTGCTTCATCACCTTTGCCAGCTCGCCCAGCTCCCTGCTCGGCGTTTCGCCGTCTTTGATCTGCTCCAGCAGCCGCTTCGAGATCGTCTCCAGCGCCTTTTCCAGATTCCCGGACGCCTTTTCAATGGGATCCCGGCGTGCCTTTCCGGCCTTTTCCTCAGTCATCCGCATACCTCGCGTTGATGGCCGTATAAAGCTCGCATTTCTCGCAGTTTTTCGTCCGGCAGAAGATCTCCATCTGCTGCCGCTTCGCCCGGCCTGAAGCGAACGTCAGCCGCAGAAAGCTCTCGTCCGTGATTCCTTCGCAGTAAATGCTCCTGCCGCTGTCCTCCCGGTAAAACGGGCACCATACCGGCTCAAAGCCCTTCTCCCCGTTCTGCATCCATCTCCACCTCCCGTCTGTGTTCATACCCCGCTCGCGCCGCCAGCGCCTCCACCCCCACCGTTTCCAGCAGGAACTCCTCCATGCACGCCGCATGTACCGCCGTGCCGTCCATCGCCTCATACCGCTCGTCCGCCTCCGTAACGGCCTCGCCGCACCACCGGCAGACGCAGCTGCGCATCATCCTCCTGCACCTCCCCAAGTAACCGCAGATGACTCTTGTCGATTGAATCATCGGTCACCAAAATCATATTTTTATGCGATACGCGGTTGACAAAACGCGCCGCGCCGGATACAATAAAGTTGTTTGAATCTCCGGCTGCGGCGCCGCTCTTTTTCATGTCTGGCAGACCCAGTTTCTCCCGGCCCGCTGCGTTCTCCGCATCTGCCCTCTGAATATATCGCATTAATATACGATTGTCAAGGGGAGTGTGTCGCACTTTTGTTTGATTCTCTATTTTGCACAACTGCGAGGTGGCTGTTTTGTTTATTTATAGCAGATTTGAATCGCTGATCCATGAGACAGGCGTGACCAAAGCATCCATCGCCCGCCGCATTGGCCGCACGCCAACCGTATGCCAGGACTGGAAGGCCGGCAAATCCGAGCCCAGCGCCGACCAGCTTCAGATCGTCGCCGCCGCGCTTGGCACGACGCCCGCCTACCTCACCGGTGCAACGGATGAAAAAAAACTCCCCGCCGGCGCGCCGTCCGACGAGGAGGATCCGCTCGACACGAGACTCAGGGAACTTCTTTCTCATGCTGACGATGATCTGAAGCAGGCCATGATCGCGTTTTTAGAGCGCTTTCAAAAAAAGTAAGAAACTGCTGTTTTTCTTCCCGGCTCAGCGCCGCAAACATCCGGACGATCTGCTCGTCCGCCGTTTCCTGTTTGTCTGGTCTGTCTGCTCGGTGTTTCGTCATCCTGCATCCACTCCTAAATTCCGTTCCGTTCTTCCAGCTGCTGATGTTTGAGGCAGTGTTTTTATATTAAAACATTTGTTCTAGTTTTTCAAGATGGCAGAACGCCCAAAGAATCGATAAAATTTTCTACTGTCGCCTGTCTGGTCTTGTCCCAAAAACAGGACATTTATCGTTTTCTCCTTCCCCCGCCCGTTTCTGTTCTTGACGCACCCGCTTTTCAGTGCTAAAATATTCCCATCTGCCGGTGTGGTGGAATGGCAGACACAAGGGACTTAAAATCCCTCGGCGTAACAACCGTGCGGGTTCGAGCCCCGCCACCGGCACCACTCAGAAATGACCTTTGTATATCAGATGACCGCTTAGGGCGCGTCCATCTCGACAGCAAAGGTCTTTCTTCGTTCAAACCCGCAATCGCTTCGCTGGATTGCGGGTTTGTGCTCCGCATCAAAACGTGACAGCGCCCGGCTCCGTAAAAGAGCCGGGCGCTGTGCTTGAGGGAAAAAAGAGGCTTGCGAAGGGTTATGATACTGCGAGTAGTTTCACAAAAAAATCATGCCGGCGCTGGATACCCGCCGTACATACGGCTGCAGCGCCTATTGCGCCACATATTTCCTGCTTCTGATGGTGCAGCGACGCTGGTGCAGTCCGGGACTGCAGTTCTGAATCCGGAAGCTGCGGATTCGTCTTTCCAGCCGTCTTCGCGGTCTTCGGAAAGACTGTATCCGTCAGCATTGTCGCTGCCCCATGTGCAGGTGACGGTACAGGAGGCTGTGTAGGTTCTGCCGTCATAGACATAGCTTGCATTCAGGACATACGATTCGCCGTTTGTCATGCCGAATTCATCGACCGTATAATACTGTCCATCCCAAAGACCGCCGCCGCGGTGCTCGGACACAACGTTCCATGTGACATTGTTGTTCGTACAGCCGGGGATAGTGGTGTTAATTGTAAAGGATGCACGGCCTACCTCCACATCTCTGCTGACAAGACTGATGCCAAACGTATACTCAGTCCGTTTTGCTGTTTGCGTATATGTGGCGGAATAGAAAGAACCATCTGGCTTTTTGTAATTATATAAAGCAGTGATAGTACAGTCGATGGCTCGATTTACATACAGGAACCCGTCAGTATCTTGGAACCAGTCTCCCTGTGACGGTGTAACAGACCATACGGTCTGGTTTCTCTGATAGCCCGGAATGTTTGTGTCTACACTATAGCAAGCGTATTCTTCCGAACCACCTAATACTGAGATAGCGAAGTGATATTCTTTTTCCGCTTGCTTTTCCCCGACGACGACCGTTGTTGAGCCGGAATATTTACGGCCGTTGTAGGTCATTGTGGCGGAAATGACCGCAGTGCCTGAGCCAGCTGCGTGAAGAGTTTTACCCTCAAAGTACGCGACGCGCGGATTCGACGAGCTCCAGGTCACGTCCTGACCGGCGGGATCGGTCGTAGCGTACAGGCGCAGGCTCTCG